AACAACATTATGGGCACTCCAATTACCAACAGCACCAATAGAAGATGGAGTAGTAAGCACTGCGTTAGACATAATGGTTTGTAATCCATTGTTAGTCATAATTTTCAAATCACCATCGTCATTAATAACATCACCAACATTACTCATCACATAGCTCCAATCATTTGTTTATAAGAATCAATTTTTAGTTTATTCATAGCAGGTATATCATATTTGTTAAAGATTTCAATTTCAGTAAGGTTGTATAAATCATCTATCTTAATCCCAGTGTTCAACGCAGTGATCATTTGGAACTCCGCAAATTTATTTTTACTACAAATATCTCTACTAAAATCTGATGCTATCTGTTTGCAAATATCATACGACAGGTTTTGAGATTTCAGTTCCCACTTGATATTGTCTGTTGGAAATGTGTATCCATAGATGTCGGGGTTTAAAGAAAACTCAGAAGTATAAGCATCAAGTCTACCGCCTTTTTGTCGATTAAACAAATATAATGGATAGAAAGAGATTTGTTGCAAAGGGTTATCTGATTCTAGACACCATTTATACAAGTCATCATAGTACTCAAAAGTATCATAAGGCAACCCAAGAATAAACCCAGCGCCGATGTTAACCTTTTTATTCCATTTCTCATGCAACCAATATAATCTATCCTTGACTTTTTGTGGAGACAATCCTTTACCGATACACTTAGCACTATCTGCTTGCAGAGTTTCAATACCAAAGTAGGTGCCAACTAAACCCATCTCAGTTAGCATATCTGCTTGATGCGGAAACTTATTGATAAGATCCATTCTTAGATAAGCACTAAATTGAGGTTTAAAAGGTAACGAAGTGAATACTTTATGTAAAGATTCAATCTTATCATTGTCATCGTTAAAAGTGTCATCAGTAAAGTAGTAAGAAGCAGTCCCTGTGGACTCCCACATCTTTATTAGTTCTTCTTTGATACACTCAGGGTCACGCAGATAAGTGCCTTTCTTTTTACCGAGCAATGGATATGTACAGAACTTACACTTGAAAATACACCCACGAGCAAGTTCAATAGGTAAACCTTCATTTGGTAGAATGTTGTATTGTTTATTCCACCAGTTAGTTGTGATATTATCCATTTTAGGTTCTGGATACTTGTTAGAATCTATAACGTAACTAATGGAATCATCGATAGTAATCTCTTGCACGTCGGTTAGTGGAACACCATCTTTAAGATAGTTTGATAATTCTATAATTGAGTTATCTGCATAACCAACCACATAGTAGTCGATGTTTTTATCAACTAAAGAGAATGGTGCCTTGGCTCCACCATAGACGACTTTAGCAGTACTATGCTCTCTAACGTATGAAATTATCTTATTGATGTCTTCATAGTCAGTCCAGTACATTCTTTCTAGTTGAGATCTATTGTAGAAGTTATCATTCGCCCAAAAAAATGTAGATGAGAAACCAACCCATAAGGTGTCAGAAGTTAAATTCTTGCTTATGACTTTAATAATTTCATCAACTGTCATATTAACAACATAGTCAATAACAGTTGTGCTATATCCAGCGGCTTCTAACGAAGTCGCTACACGATATGGTCCAAGACTCCGTTGAACTTTAGGGAAATGTTCAGGAGTCCAAGTACCACCAGTTAAAATAATACAGTTAGACAAAATTATCCAGCCCAATTAATAAAGGTTGATCATCAAACATCATCTCAAGTCCACTCAACTGCCCTGTCGCTAAGAAGTCTCCGAATCTTTCCTTATTGATACCACGCTTGTGAATATGTATGCTGTTAATAGTTTCTTCTCTAGAATCCCACATCACTTGCCATTCAATACCAGCCCATCCATCACGTTCAGCCACTTGAATCTCTTCAGCTTGTCGATCAAGGTAATAGCTAAGATATCTACCATGCTTAGTTCTAAATAGTTTCTTAAAGGAACATAGGCAGGTTTCCATTGTAAAGTAGTCTACTTGACTAGCCAACGATGGAAACCGATCTTTCATCTCAGATCTAATTCCGTTGCCAATAGACTCAAGTGTAGCGTACTCGCTTCCAGTGAGTTTTCGATCCATATCGTCATCCTGCCCAATGGCAAGAAGAAGTCCATTACGATGAGAACGGGAACCATCATAATCATCCAGCATGAGAGAAGTAGGCTCACAAATAATACCAGCAGTGTGTTTAAGATGCTGCATGTAAAACCAAGTAGAATATCTACCAAACTTGTGCAAGTTTCCTTTAAGTACGCTCCACAACGCATCAAAGTTTTGAGACTCATTGTCCCCGTAGTACGATTCGAGTTTTTCACGTTGAGATCCATTTCCAATAAATTTCTGATATGATTCGAACATCGCAGGTAGATGCCCTTTGTTCCACTTTGTATCTGTCTGGTAACGTAGACGTTTGTAGTTCTTAGAATTCCAATCAGTGATACGTCCAAGGTCAGCCAGTTCGTAGTCAGGGAATTCGTTCTTCAATACCCATGCAGTTGGAAGTTGATAGGTGTTACCATATAACCACGCAAGCCAGATACGTTCTTCATCATTATGTTCATATCGATCATTGAGATAGTTCGTAGCCCATACTGCTGGATCACAATCATTATACTGAAGTGACCAAGCATACCAACGGATGAATGCTTCACGTCGGTTTTCTTTTAAACGATAATCCATTATTTCAAAAAGTCTTCAAGTGATGGTTGATCCATTAACGCTTCGCGCAACCAAGACTTACCAACAGTATCAATTGCAGTCTGTGTCTTGGCTTTCTTCTTCTCACCCCATGTGTAAGATTCCAAACCCTCAGCAAGGAATTGCGCACGAGCCTTTGCTGGTGGTAATGCTTGAAGTGGGTTTACAATGGATTTGTCTCTGTAGGCAATTTGCTCGGCACGTGTAGGGAATAGTGGTTGGTCTGAGCGGAGTGAACCAGTGGGATCAACTGCCCAAAAGACCAACCCATTGCGATTGTGCCAGCTGACAGAGGATGGGGTACAAGAGATTTTAAGTCGTTGGATCTTTCGTTCTTCGACTGCGTATTTGATCCACGCATCCCAGCATTTGGACGCATAACCTTTACCTTCTTGACCTTCGATGGTGACGATTTCGTAGAGGTTGGCATATCCATCCCGATTAAATGTAGCAAAGATTAGAGAAACGACTTCACCGTTGACTTCATAAGCCATCGGAAGAGACTTATCGTAGTTATGGAAACGAGTCCACAATGAGTGTGCAGCCGATAAGAACTTAGTGTTCTTACCAGCTGGACTGCTTTCGATAAGCTGTTGTACTTTTGTTGAGTTCACAAGAATCATAATTGATAATCCACTGCACCTTGGATGTCTACTTTCTCTAAAAGATGAGACAAGTGTTCATCGATAGTATGATAGATGTTCATAGACAGCGGTACAGTTGTATAGTTTAAATTGGCGCGTTTTGCAACGTTAGCCGTAGAAGTAATTATACACCCAGAATCCAAAACTGTCAAGTATAATGGACGCTTGCCATTGCGATATGCTCGTAGGGTTCTATCTGTATGCAACTCACAAACAGCAAGACTTGCATCTTTCCAATGCTCTAGTGGGCTGTAATCAGCGAGGGAACGGAGTAAGAGTTCGGTGTCGTTCTTTCCATCGCATGCGTATCCGTGCAAGACTTCCCAATCAGCAGGATCGTGCTGAGTAATAACACCATTATGGACAATTGATGTTGATTCATTTGCTATCGGTTGGTTATACAATAAATCGCTAGTGCTATATCTACAGTGACCAATAAGGTAAAGAGTACCATCGTCATCAACCATATCCTCCAAATCATCTAGTTTTCTGAACTCATCCGCTGGGACAGGTTCTTTAAAAGTATGGATTACCCCACCTTTGAGGTAGGACAATCCAGTCGCATGTAAACCACGAATACGAGACTCGTGGAATACACTTCTAATCATATCAAAGTGAGTTGCTGTGGGTTTTTTAATCACAGCACCGATAACAGCACACATTAAAAGAAGCCTTCAAGTGAATTAGATTTCACAGACAATGGATGATACTTATGAAGTTCTTCAGTACCCAACTTACGTTCGCAGTAGTCGTACCACTCTTTGTCTTCCCACATACCTTGACTCACACCATTCCATAAGTGACGAGCAGAGCCGTCTTCATTCTTATGACCTGGATGTTCTTTGTCAAGACGACGAGACTCAACATATTCATAACGACAATCTTCGTATGCCTTGGAACCCAACTCAAGCATCTTCTCACGGAAATAGCATACCAAAGAAATACGCTCGGCATTCTCGTCACCAAGAACAATTGGAGTATTACCATGCATAACTTCATGGTTATTAATCAATAGTAAATCACCTGGACGCACGTTAACAGCAACACGATACTCTGGAGCGATCAAATAACCACCAGTGTAATTACCATTGTTAGAAAGAACCAACAAGTTAGATAAACCAGTCTGTAAGTCACCAGCATCGTAGTGAGCAGCAGTTCTGAAAGTCTTGTTCACTGTGATTGTAGTGAATGGAGTTCCTGGAACTAAGAAGCCTTGATCGATTTTCTTGGCAGCTTCCATCTGATTATTGTAACGCCATGGGAGCAAGTCTTTAAAACCTTTAGCAAGAGTCTGCAGGAATGGGAATGCCATGGCAAACTTTTCTGGCTCTCTAGCAGTATAGCTTGTTGCACGACCATAAGGGATGCGTGGATAACGATCGAACCAACCAGCAATACCAGACATAACACCATTGGCGTAAGTAGTTGAACAGACGTAACGCTTAACGACGCGCTCTGCTTCTTTCTTCATGTCATCTTCGTTCATGCCTTTAGTGGCAGCAACCCAAGTCTCAAAGTCGAAGCCATCTTTCTTAACTGCTTGGATACCCCAAACGTTGTTACGTGTAGATGGTTGGTCTTTCTTACCCTTGTGTGCTGCTTTAATATCCTCTACTGGATCAGCACCAAACAAGTTAGCCTTTGGGTTAGAGAAATAATCAATGATGTCATATTCATACTCAGTCACCCATTCACGGTTACCAAGTTTCTCTGCACGTGGACCAGCAGCCATACCACGGTTCTGTGTCTCTACTGCAGCTTCTTTAAGACCAGCATAAGCTGCGTCCTGTTGCTCTTTACTGAAGTAGTTCTTACGGAACTTAAACGCAATGCGTAGTTCATCAGTACCCTTGTCGCAACCAGCACAGTCTTTACCAGTACCGCAGTCAGCTTGAGTCGCAATGTCACAGTTAGCTGGCATATACACGTCAGCGTCTTCATCAACCAAAATGTCGTAATGTGATTCATCTAGGAATTGTCCTTGTAGATGAGCGCAGTCATACTTTCTTTCTGCTACAATTACTTTAACCATTTCTCTTCTCCTTAAAATTTCCAACCGTCAAAACTCTCAGCCTTAGCACGTTGACCAAAATCACTCTTGTCGAACATCGGAACATCATCTTTCTTATGTCCTGCGTCCATCAAACCTTCTTGTGCGGATGCTTCCACGTCGTAAAGTTTCATCTTGGCACGATCAACTCCGATAACAAATCGTTTGTAAAAACCTGGATCGTTGTAACGATTCTTAAGTTGTTTAACGATAATCTGATTCAACTGCTCTAATTCTTCATTACTTACCAAAGCGAACATAAAGTCAGCAGTGGCAGGTAGTCCGAAAGATTCTGAGGTATCTTCCAGACCTGGATCGCTGTTAGTGTAACCTGAACGAGTAGTCTGAGTAGCCGATACGATCGGTACGTTATACTCAACTGCAAGACCACGTAACTCTTCAGCGATTGCCTTAATATATGTATAAGAGTTAACTGAGCCACCTTGCTTCATTCTTTGAGAAGCACAGATGTTCAAATAGTCAATCATAATGATGTCGGGTTTAAATTCCCGTTTCAGTTTCAACTCTTCAAGCAATGCACGGAAGTGTCCAGCATGGGCACCAGCAGTTGGATATTCTTTGATGATCAGTTTACCTTGAGTCTTCTTGGCCAGCTTAGCCAGTCGTGATTCGTAGATATCCTTGTCAATCACTTTCAATTCGTCCATGGTTAGGTTAAGAAGGTTCGCATCAATACGTTCAGCGATACGTTCTTCAGCCATCTCCATTGTTATGTATAAAACATTTTTACCAGCACTTAGAGCACCAGCAGCAACGTGACACATAAACAAAGACTTACCGACACCAGTACCAGCCAGTACGATATTGAGTGTTTTCTTGGACAAACCACCCTTGGTAATCTTGTTGAACATCTCAAGGTCGAAGGCAACCTTCTCTTCAATTCGATGGTAAAACTCATAACGAGAATTAGCGTCGTCAATATAATCATGACCAACGTGATTGTCAAAAGAAACGGCAAGAGCATCAGAAAGGATAGAAGGAATTGAATCGGTAGTATATGTCTTGTCACGCCCTTCTTGGATTCTGATTGATGTGAGGATTGCATTATACACCGCCTTGTCTTTACAAAACTTCTCTGTGTTTTCAACTAACCATTCTTCATTGATTGGAGCATCAACAAGAGTATCAATAAACGAATTTACTTCAACAAGTTCTTTGTCATTGATATCAGTTCGGTTACTTACTTCAATTGCCAGAATCTCTTTTGTTAATGGCTTGTTATACTTCGTGAAGAATTCTGAGATCTCGCTGATAACGATGGACTCTTTTCTGTCGATAAAATACTCACGCTTAAGAAACGGAATTACTTTTCGACAGTAGTTCTCATCATAAATCAGTCTGCTCAGAATCTGTTGTTCTAATCTCATCAACCCCGCCTGTGTAGGAAATACTATTTTGTTGCAATTGTTCCATAAGAATAAATTGCAACAAATCACCAAGATATTGCTCTAGTTCTTCTTTGATATAAGTGACACCTGAGTCTTCATGCACCTCATACTCGAAGTGCATTTTACAAGTGTCACCCTGTTCATCAAAGCGAACCGCACCGTAAGAGAAGATTATACCTGAGTAATCACCTTCTGTCAACTTCAGTCGATCTTGTCCGCCACTGCGACTTTCCAAGACAACGAATGGTGGTTTCGCTAGATGATCACTCATCGAATTCTAAACTCTCTAGAGTTTTATCCAACGCATCTGATTGAATCATATCAGACTGTCCCATAGAGTATTTGTTCTTGATGTAATCATAGAACGACTTCTGAGTCAGTAAAGGCATCCAGAACTCTTTGGTATCAGTATCTTTTAGACGATACTTCTTGTCTTCAACTACACCAGTCTCTTGGTTTACTTGCGAATACCAACCATTGCTAGGCTTGATAACGTGTCCTGATTCGAGTGCAACATCAAGAAGACCGCTCCACTTGCTAATACCGCCATCAAAAGATACGGAGACAGGGATTTTAGATTTTTCTTTAACATAACGAGACTTTTCAACGTTGATAATGAAGTTGTAGCCGATGACTTCAGTACCTTCTTTTTCTTGCTGGCGTCCCAAGATGAAGATGTTGTCGGCTGAATAATAAGAGCCAGTACCACCACCAACGATATCCTTAGGATACAAACCGATTTCCTTATATGTATGGTTCACTACAACCATCGGAATGTCTTTGATAGACAAGTGAGGTGTAACCATACGAAACAAAGACTTCATCTGTTTGGCACGAGACATATCGGCAACAGACTTACCATCCAAAGCATCATCAACTTCTTTCTTAGAAGCCAAGTTACCGATGGAGTCAATAACAATCATCAGACGATCTCCACGATCTACGTTCTGAAGTT